TAAAAACCAATGACATTACAGGTGTCGCTTATGAGGGTAGTCCTTTGGACAAACTCAACAAGATCATACCAACAGTAGATCCATCTTTAGTAAAGAGAAAAGTTTATGGCAAAAACTTCTAACTACTACAAGAAAAACCCTGCTGCTAAAGCTAGACGGCTGAAGCAACAGGCTAAATACAACAAGACTAAGAAAGGTCTAGCAATACGAGTCAATGCAAACAAGCTTAACAAAAAACTTGGCACTTACGGTAACAAAGACG